TCTTCTAGTTAATTTACTAGCTGGTACTCTATAAGCTAATTCTGTTTTAGGTCGATCCATACCATCTTGAATCGGTTTAAAAAAGAAAGGATAATTAACTGATATAGGTACAACTTTGTCTGTAAACATTGTTTTAGCATCAGGACCAGATTTAGATAATATTCCATATCTTGAATCACTAGATATAGTAGCTAAGTTAACTACTTCTCCTGAAGCCATAAATGAAAAACCTGAACGTCTGTTTTTTAAATAACACATACCATAGCATCTATTATCTGCTTTACATGCTTCCCAAAATATAAAGAATAATCTATTTGATTCTCTAAAATCAGGTTTACCTACATCAATTTTACTCCATTGTAAATACATGTAATGAGTACCAGTGATATAAGTAGGTATATCTTTGTTATAAAACCAAAACCCTTGTTCTCTACGATTAAACTCTGTGTCTATATAATCATACCAAGTTTCTTTAAAATCTAAAGAATATTCTTCCCAATCAAATATTGTTTTTATTCTTTTTAATTCTTTAGGTAATTCAGCGTATTCAAATTTATTAGATTTAAATTTATGAATATTTTTTTCTTTAGGTAAAGCTATTTTAAGATTTTGTATTTCGTATATTTCACCTATTTCACCTGTTTTACTAATAACTATAACATCATGCTCAATGTTATAACCATATTCCCATTTTTTATACCTATTATTTTTTTTAATAATTTTAGGTTTAATATGGTTATCTAATACTTTATATAAACTTTGTTGATACATTACTTAGATCTTCCTTCTGCAAAACCTTTAAATTCTTTAGGTTTTTTAGTTTCTTGTTCAAGTTTACCTTCTATAATATTTTCTTCTTCATTAATTTTAGATAAAATTTCAAAAGCATCAAATATAGCTAGTTTTTTTGTAGCAGCTGCATTTTTAAGTCTATCTGCAGAAATATCTGGTCCAAAATCTATAATAGGCTCTTTAGCAACTTTAATTAATTCATCAACTGCTATGTGCCCAGCTTGGATTATATTCTTCTTTATTTTCTTTATATCCATAATTAATTACAATATCATTTGATTTCATACAATAAAGACGCATATCATCTATGAAAAATTCCCATTCAGCTCCTGGTTTAAAACCAATCAGGTCTCCTGAGTTAATATTAGATGCTTCTAAGTTGTTATTACCTATTTTTAGTATACCAACATAAGGTTCTTCTTTTCTATTTCTTAGATTATCAGAATTTTTTATTGGCATAACAAAGCATCTATCACCAAAACTTTTCCAAGTATCTTTATTCTTATATAAATATATTTGATCTATCGATGCAAAATATAAATCGTTTTTAAAATAAGAACGACTATTTACTTGATTACCTTGCATATCATAAAACCTTCTAAATATATTTTGATGAACTACTACAGTATCACCTTTTTTTATATTAGTAGTAATAGCCAACGGTGTAGATATTTAGTATTTAAAATTAATTCTTTTTCACCTATTTTTTTACTATTAGTATATCTACCTTCTCCAATTGGCTTTACTATAAAATCATATAAGCTATTCATTAATACTCTAAATCATATTCAATAGATATTGCCATGTTAGAATTAAATTTTTTCCAAGGTAATACCTCATTGTTTTTCTTTATATAAATATTATATGAATTATCTTTTTCATCAAAAAGTATATGAGATATTTCATGACCACCATATACTTGTTGACCTACAGAATAATGCATAGCTTCATTCTTGTAATCAGCACCAATGCTGATTTTTCGTATTACACTACTCATCTTCTTTTTCTTCTACTACTATTTCTTCAAAAGAACCATCTTCTAAGTTAATATTAATAGATCCGTATTTATCTTCTAATACTTTTTTAAACTCTTCTTGATCTTGATTAACACCGGCTAATTCATGTAAAAAACCGTGTTTTTGAGATTCTACTAATCCAATATTAAATACTATATTGTTTAGTTTAGTTTGAAAATCTGTTACTGTTTCAAACTCTTTTTCTGTAAGTTTTGTTTTTCCTTCCATTTTATTTTATTTAATTTAATTATTCTATACTATAATTACTTGTTTTAAGTAATCTTTACTTTTTAAATATACTTGTTACCTTTTCACTACTTCGTCCACCAAAATAAGCTAAGACAACTGACATCATTATTTTTTCAAAAGTATCATTCCATAATTCGTTTATATGAAATGGTAGTGTTTCTATACTATCTAAAATACCAGCCATTGAAAATATAACTATACACCATACTAAAACTAATGGACGTACATTTTTAGAAAGCCAAGAATCAGATATAGAATCGGCTTGCCACCTAGAAGTAATAGCTTCTATTTCTTTATTCTGTTGTTCGTAAATTATTTGTTGAAGTTTTATTTTGTCGTCTGCAGGAGCATCGGCTTTGGTTATAGCTTCTATAGCTTCTTTAGGAGATGTTACACCTTGTAATACATTACCTAGTGTAGGATTTATTACAGATGCAGCGCCAAACAATAGTTGACCTACTGTAGTATCTTTAAATTTCTTTTTTGACATCTAATATTTTTCATATGGGTCAGTTTTGCTATAAGCTTCTGCTTCCCATGGTAAATCTTGAGCACCTTCTTTCATTTGCTCTCTTGAATATTTTTTACCTTTCCAGTAAACAAAATCATCATCATAATCAAGATCACCTCTTTTCATTTGATCTATATGAACTTTTTCATGTTCTATAACGCTTTGTTTTTCTTCTGGATCAGTTATTTTATCTGATACTAAAATAGTACCATTATTGTTTGCTTTTCCTAAAACACCTTCTTCTAAATCAGTATGATAAATTGGAGTATTATCTTCCATAAATGGAGGATTAATTTTAAAACCTTTACTTAATCTAAAAAACATATTATTGTTTATAAGGAAATTTTTTATTTAAATAGTCTTGTCTTTCTTGACAACCACAGGGTTTATTAAGACTGCCGGCAATATTTTGCACAACAGTCTTAATACCTGTTTTTTTAGTGAACTTAGCGATTGAATCGCCTAATCCTCTAGATTTCATATTTAGCTAATTGCGAAATCTTTAAAGTAAACTCTGTTTGCAGGGTCATACTTTGCATTAACTTCTTGCGCTAAAGGTGCAATAACAGAAGATACAGTTCCTCCTGGATTTGCTTTAATTGCTTTTACAATTGCTTTTTTCATTTGTACATTGTAAGCAGCGTAACCAGCAGCGTTATCTGTTCCAATAAATGGAGCAGAAGCCGTACTTGCAGTAGCATCTGAATTTGTACCAAAGTTAATTGTTACTTCATCAGCAGTGCCAGGAAGACCAGCTAAGTTTAATTTGACTTGCGCGTCAGCGTTACCTCCACCGTTTGTACCAGTAGTAGTTACTGTAAACGTAGAAATTTGACCAAGCTGAACTAACTGATCTCCATCTAATTCAGGAGCAGCCGCACCACCACCAGCACTATAAGCACCAGTTAAATGAAAATTTAAATACTTTGCCATGATTTTTGTTTTTTAATTGTTAATATTAAGTTTGTTATTTATTGTTTTTTGGTTTTATACAGATCCATGACTGTTTTTATTAATCTTTACAGAAATAAGAATCAGGATTTATTTTACATAATGAACTTTTTTCTTCTTCTTCTTCTCTAGAAGTTTTAGCGCCAAATATACTTCCAGTGCTTGCAACATTGTCTTTTAAATCGCCTCCAGCAACAGCTCCTATTATCATACTTCCAACTCTACCAGCTGTTTCACCAGCTTCTTTATACATTTCAGTCTCAGC